GTACTCCACAATAACGATTCTACAATATTAGCTGTACAGGTCTATATTGATGACATTTTAGTAGAGCCACAGGATATCATAATCAACAATAGCAATAAATTCACAATCACCTCTTCCGAAGAAGTTACCGGGATAGTAAACTTTTTAGTTTACAAGTTTGGTGACTGTGTGGAAATTACACCTTCACCCTAATCATTCAATATCATTTGAATACAATTCAAGTTCAACATTAACTGTTTCACTGAATGTTAATAAGCCGGTTACAATTATTGTTTCCAGCTTAGATTTTGCCTAATTATTAATTCGAGTACCATCTTCACATTCAGCGCGCACAATTTCACCAGCATATGAAATGGATATGATAGTCGGAACACTATTTGGGCATAGCTCATGTAACTGAGCAGCATGTGCTCCCTTGACTACCACGGGAACGAAAAACATAGCTGCTACGCCGATCATAATGCCGCCGAGTAGCCCTACTATCCCTGCCTCATGTGACCGAACAACTTTGTTGAACGGGCTCTTCCACATCTCCATTTTTACTCCGAAAAAGCATATTTAACTGGATCGTGACAGTTGTAGTTTTCGAATTTGAAATCATCAACTGTGGCCCAAGTCTCCAAATCTTCAAGTGACTTGATTTCAGGATTGATCCATAGTTGTGGTGGATCAAATGGCTCACGTTCAAGCTGCGTATTTACATCGGGCATCTGATCTTCGTAGATATGTACGTTCCAGAGGAAGTGTACAAAGGTACCGGGCTTAAGGCCAGTAATCTGTGCAACAATGCGAAGCAGTAGAGCATAACTCGCAATGTTCATTGGGACACCTAGTGGAACATCACATGATCGCTGGTACATGGACATGTCTAGGTGGCCATCCCGAATGCCAAACTGATAGAACATATGGCATGGCGGTAATGCCATCTGATCAAGTTCGCCCGGATTCCAATGAGAGACAATAAGTCTACGGTCGTCAATCCCTTGCGACAGTTTATCCACACAGTTTTTAAGCTGGTCTACGGTGACAGTTTCACTCGGCCCCTGCCAATCTCTGGCCTGTACCCCATAGATACGCCCTAGATCGTCTTCTCCTTTACGATTAGGATTTGCAAGCCAGTCTACGGACTCGTTCGCATTAGCGTTCCAGAAGTTACATTTGAGGTCTCTGAAGTCCTTTGCGTTATCGGTTGCGCGAATGAAACCAAGAAGCTCACCAATCATTGCCTTGGTTGCCATTTTCTTGGTTGTTAGGAGGGGGAAGTCACCGCTTGAAAGATCAAAACGTAGCATCTCCCCATGATAAAAGTGACAATCTTTACCAGTACGCTCGTTATGTTGCACCGTCCCGTTCATGACAATCTTGCGAATTAGTTGTAGATATTGTTGCTCAAACGACCCATACGTAGTAGGGACATAGTTATCCATATTATTCCTTATCTTTATTTTTGGTGTTATTTTTGTTGTATAAGCGGACAGATTGTAGCACAAATAACTCATCTGTCAATGGGTCGTGACCGGGCAATGCCATGAAACTACCGGCATGGTCTCTTACAAACCTTTCACAGTCGGGGTCACCTTCACAGTATTTGTGTAGAAGATATTTAGGGCTTACTCTATTCATTTTACCCTCCAAAATAAAAGGGGGCACAATCACCCCTTTTTATTTATCCCTCACCGTTCACAATCCTACGGACACGTTCCAGCATTTCGACGGCTTTAGCATCTGCATGTCGAGCAACTTCAAGTGAGCCAAAATGCATTTCTAGACATTCCAGCAGTAGCACGCGAAGTCTTTCGTAATCCGCCGTCAATGGAAGAGAACTACTCGCATGTATTGTCGTGAGTTCCTTTTCCTTGTGTTGGAACCAGTCGTGTAATTCCACCAACGTATAACCACCACGTCGAACAAACTTCAACTGCTCACGATTACGCTCAAGGTCCAAATCGTTCTCGTGAAGAACCATTTCGGCTTCCAACATCAAACGCACAACATGATATGCGCTCTTCGCATCATATCCGTACTTCTCAAAGTCGCTACCACGCTTACCACCTTTCTTGGGGTTGTATTTTTCAAGCTTCTTCAACTCTCCAAAAGCATATCCCCGAAGTTTGTCAAAAACCCGCTTGGAAAGAAATAGTTTCCTATGGGACCGCATGTGCTGTCCCACATCGTTCGCCGCAATCACGCATCGGTCTGGAACAAACAGCGAGTCCAGCATATTAGGATTATTTTCATAACAAAGCTGAAAATAAAACACCAGCGAATATACCACAACATCGTATTCCTTCTCATCTAATTCCATATGATGCTTCTGGAAAACCTGAAATGGTTTAGGGTTTGGACCAAATCCAGTAATCTGACCTCCCAGATGCGGGAATACCATGGTCTTATCCGGTACACAAACAGCATACACGTCCATATCAGACGTATCAGAAGACACACCATACGCCATAGAGCCCATGATGACTTCGTATACTGTCTCCGACACAAAGTCATTCGATGGGTTCATAAGGCCGTGTTTTACAAGTTTTTTAACTACAGATGACATGGGTATTTTCCTCGATAAATATAGCTACAGGAGCTATAAATAACAATATAGCAGGAGAAATCTCTAATGTCAAGACACAGTGAAGTTGCGGGCCTAACAGTAAAGGGTCACGTTTATATCACAGATGAAAGCACGGGCGAAGTCCTGCTCGATCAGGATAATGCAATCCACCCACAAAACATGGCCCGTATCATCGCTAGAGCACTAGCAAACGAAGAAAACGGGATCATACACCGTATAGCATTTGGAAATGGTGGTACATTTATTGACGTTGGTGGTAACATTGTATATCGTCAGCCAAATGATGGTAACAATGGTGCTGGATGGGAAGCCCGCCTATATCGCGAAACATATTCAGAAATTGTTGATGATGGAGACGCGCTTCTGGGAACTGACCCCGGTTCAGCCGGTCCAGATAACATTAGAACTGGAGGTGGCACATCGGGTGCAGCGACAACCGCAGACCATAAGGTAATATCAGAGGAAGTTGGTAAACAATCAAACATCATTATATCAATGCTTATCGATGAAAATGAACCGTCTAGCCAGCTTGCAAATCAAAGTACCCCTTCTCCAACTCTTGAAGAATCTGAGGATACTTTTATCTTTGATGAAATTGGTCTCTATAGCCCCGGCCTATCAGCGGTAGATACTTCAGCATTTGCAAGAGTTGATGTGGGTAATGTGCTGTCAACTGATGATATCTCTCCTGCACTGGCAGGTTCAACTGATTATGCGTTGCGCATCACACTGGATGGTACCACACGTGATGCAGTCATTACAACCCCGGCACCCGGTTCTGGAACTGGTACCTCTGGGGCATTCACTTATGGTGATCTATGTGATGGCTTAAATGGAGGTGCTTGGATTTCAAGCGGGTTTGATTTCTCGAATTCGAACGGAGCCTTCTTCTTTGTAACCGACCGTTCAGGGGGTTCGTATTCCACCATCACTGGACAAGAAGCCTTTGGATTTTTCAACGTACAAAGCAAGCTAACCGGTGCTACATCAGGAGTTCTTATCCCTGAAGATACACCAATTACTGGAAATGACAACATACTTTACGTATTGGCCAATAGTATTTGGTCTAACGTTGTTGACGCGGGCGACGACTCATCGCTGAGTGGACGTGGAGCGGGTGTGATTAATGATGCGGTTGTGCAGTCCAACGAAAGAGAGCGACTACTTTCACACATTGTGTTCACACCAATTCTAAAATCAAGTTCCAGTATTATTAGAATTGTGTATACGTTGACCGTAACTGTTTCACCGACACAGAATTCTGATTCAACCGTTACAGTAGACAGTTAAGTTAGTTGGTCAAACATGGTCGTCTCATTTAAGTGGGGAACTTCCTCATCTGGAATTGGGACGCCCATGAATTCTGCTAGTGGTTTCCAGCCGTTGTTGAAATCATACATGAGAAGTCTATCGGCAGGAATTAGTTCTTGAACAACCCCCCGGTGCAGTTCAAATGCTTGCTGTGCTTCAGGTACCTTAAATTCCCCACCAAGCACTTCATTTAGTGAATAAAAATCCGTCTGCATATGAATATTCATGCTATCTGGATTATCAATACTTTGCGTATACATGTTATTGTAATTTCTGCTTAATTTAACCTTTTCCATAGACGCAACCCAAGAATCCGCATCTTTCATACAATAGATAAATTTCACATCATCTGACATATCCATTACATCTCGAATAAGAGACGGTCTAAACGCTGGTGTGTCTGCTATGAAATCATAACGGTTTAGGTACGGAATATATGCAGGGCCGGGAGCATGTGATACTTCTAACCCCACATCTTTTGCCATTTGGCATAGGGACATTGTGCCAGTTCTCGGTAAACTTACAACAATAAATTTAGTTCGTATAGTGCTCATTTTCTCGCCTAATTTTTCCGTCATAGTGGTGCCTACGATTATGATTAATGGGTGATGCGAGTAATGCTCCGGTTTTAAGCACACCCTCACGTTGCAAATTCAATGTATGACTCATCCATGTCTGCTCGTATAAGTGTGGATATCTCACATCAAGGAATATTTTTTTAGTGCCTTCCTTCGTGAACATGATTGGCCAGTTACAATAGAAATATTCACCAACGGCATATGACAATCCCCGATGCAGGCCAAGATGGCTAACGAGCAACGCCTTCTTATCAACACCATCCTCACGGTCTGGGAAGTACTCATCCTTTTTTTCCTGTGGGACGTTATGCCATGACCAGTTCAAGTGGTTGGTTCCATAGAATTCAGAAAATGAGAGTTTCAGAAAATCAAGTTTTTCCATTTCCATAATATCCATGCATTTATCAAAGAGTTTTTGATGGAATGTTGTCATGCCACTTTTACAGTGCCCACCATTTGGCCCATGGAGTAGCATATCATCTTCAAAGAATACCATGTACTTGTGATCACTTGCGTAAAAATGTTCTGCTGCAACTTGTCGCCCACCGCAGATGCCTACGTTACGGTCACCATCCTTTTCTTCTTTCTTGCGCTGCAACTCACCCACAATTTCAGTACAGTCGTATTTTACAAACAATTCTTCAAATCGTGTACGCGAGCTTTCGTCGGTTGAGTTGTTAATGACATACTTGGTACATTGTTCGAATTCTTTTGGTAAATTCGATTTAAACGACTCTGCCCACATTTCAAATTGCTCAGGGATATTGAATACCAGTGTATAAGTGGCAAGCTTGTTAGTTTCGGATACAATAGTGCCATGTTTAACATCATTCAGTGCCTTGATAATCAAACCATTATTTTCAATGTTAAGAACGTTGCACTTTTCTGGATGCAAATACGTGATTAGCGTATTGATATTCTCTTCAGTACCCATGTGCCCGTGATGGAGTGTATCGTTCAAAAGTTGATAATAAATGTCGTTGATTTCATGTATAGTATCCTTTGATCCACCAAACATCCCCCCACGAGCTACGCGAGTTGTTTCTGTACCGGCGCAACGATTGAATGCTTGTTTTTCAAAACCGTGTACTTCAACTTGCCCATCGTATGGGTAGCAGATGTACATCATCTTAGTCATATGTTCGACTAGCTTTCTCGAATTTTCAAAGGTAAAGAAATCACATGGATCGCCAATTGTATTAGCAATTCCACCATCGATCCAGACGAAGTACTTTGTATCAAAGAAATCAAAGATAGCTGCGTCGTTCAAGAAAAATTGCTTACTCATTACGAGTGGGTTGTACAAATCTAGTTGAGATTGTGGACTATCTGGAATCCAGCCTGCGCGAGTTCGCCATTGTTCTTCTTGTCTGATTCTGTTAGTCTTCTCATAGAACGGGAATTGCTCGCGTATATCATCGTTCGTTTTTCGAATAACAATAGTGTTTTCGTAATCACGATGTTTCCACACAAACTCTTCAACTTCTTCATCGGCGTAGATGACCATGGGAAGTTCAGTCTGAAGCAAGCGAGCAAAACATTCAAGATAGTGATCAAATGATCGACCAAACCCATTGAGGTCTCCCCTGCCAATATTAAATAATCCAGTTACAAGTGTTAATTCATTTTTCATTGTATTACTCGCTCAATTTAGTTTTGAACAACGGGAAGCATCTTATCCCGGTGCTCAGTAGAAAATACGTTATCGGTGCGAAGTGTGGTAGTATTTAGTTTCCCACACTCAACTCCCCCCGATTGCCTTAAGGCAATTCCAAACTCAACACATTCGTAGGCGGGGTTGATTTTAGTTTGAGATACAGCTTCGCATATTTCGGCCCATTTGCCCAAAACTTCTTTACTTTTATCTGTTCGATTAAACATGAAAATCGTTTCGCTAAAATATAGCGCTCCAACAAAAATATCATGGGAAATGTCTAATAGATCAGCAATCATTCTAAATTTATCTCCACTTTGAAGACTCACGTGTGCCTCACCAAACTCAGAATAGTTGCCCCATATATCTTTTTCGAACATTTCTGCTTGGAACGCATTTGTTGCATTATTCATGACAATATCACAATCCAAGAAGACAACTTGGTCATAGTCGCTATTGTTGAAGAAATGGTGGGTAACTATACCTTTTAGGTTGAAGTTAAAGCAGGCGTTCATATTTTTTGGGGCTGATGAAAAAGTGGGGATGCGAACTACATTCGACTCCGCTATTGTTTCAAATTCATTGTCGTATGTATATACATGTAAATCTGCACCAATCTGTTCTTTTAAGCTAATTGCCAGCCTATCAGTTAATGCCGAATAATCAATATGTGTTTTACCTACACAAAGGGTTACAAATCCAGTCTTCACAACATACCCTTAAATAAATTCGCAAAACTTACGTGCCCCTTATCGGGCATGAATATTTTATCCCCCCACCCCTCATGATACCATGTTGTAAAGGTATACAGTTTAACTGGGTCTTCCTCATTCTGGTCGATAAGGTGGCTAAGAATATCTTCTTCTTTGACCAAGCAGCGCTCTTCAATAAGTTGGGCGCATACTTCTTTCCCCTTCTTTGCCCATCGATATACCGTTTCAATGTCTCCACCAAATAGGCCACCGACCGAAGTGCCACCGATTTTTGTATTTGGTAAGGGTGATGGGTCATTATGCTGTGGCATCGAGCAGAAGCAGAATAGAAGTTTATTATCTCCCATATAATCCACCAAATACTGTGGTAGATTCTTGTTAAAAATCTTATCAAATTGGAATCTGTACTGATAGTCAAGAGATGCTAGTTTAATTTTATGTGGAATGTATTCCGTATTGTAACTAGGTGGAAGAATACCATCGTGTGATAGCCCAGCATCAATCCAGAACAAATATTTATCGGGCGCAATACCTGTGGTTTCAGCGGCATGTATGAGCATGTCAAACTTACCCCACATTATTTCTACGCACCGCTGCTGCCATGCGCCTTGTTCAACATACTGAGATACTTCCCCTTTAATCTTTAATATTTCGGCATGATGTTGATATTTTCCTAAATCAAAGTTAAAGAAGCGAGTTTTATCACAACCATACGCTAGTAGTGGTGGTAGAAACTTTTTGATGTTATACTGGTCAGTATAGCAATAAATTGGGGCTTCCGTTCTATGGATTTGGGTCAACGAAAACGCATAGTGTGAGCCCCGATTATTGCGCCCTGCAAATTCAGTTTCAAAAAGTTCATCATAGACACTCGTTACAAAGGTCACATCTACCATTACCACACCTTAAATTTGTCTGCACATTTGAGGAATGTGATAAGACCGAAGTCTTTATCTGTTCCAGATACCGCTCCCCGCATAAAGCTCAATAGCTGGCCTTCATAATTTACAGATAACCATTCGATATTATCGATGTTGCCCCAGATCATATCAAACTGTGGAACTATGGATGGTATGGTGGCGTCATTGTGATATCTACTGAGCGTATCTTCTACGAACACACCACCATACCGACCACCGTCAACTACAATCTTGTCATCTTCGCGTGCTAAGTTCGATACCATATTTACGCTTTTGGCCACGGAGGCATATTCATCCAGTGATACAAACATATGATTTTGCGTTCGACAAAGATTCTTGTACATGATGTTTTTCATCCAAAGCATACGCACAAACGGAGCGAACTCTTTTACGGTTAGTCCTATAAAATACGTCTCCTGCATAACTTCATGGTAATATAGCAGATTTTGAGTAAGTTCGAAGTATTGAACGGCTTCACCGAATTCACTCTCAAGGATAGCTAGAGTATCAGGCGTCCCAACCACTACAACATTCTTTTGACCGGTAGCAAGAACTTCTCTTATCTTATGTGTAGTTGTATTGTGATCAAAAGAAGCATCCTCATACGTCATTAAATAAACTGTTGTCTGATCTGAAAGTGGTTGAATGTTTTCACTGATAATGTTTTTTGTAAACTTCTCTTCCTCTCCACGACGAAAAACTAGTTTGTTCTTGTAGTAAACAGCATCAAGCTTTGTCGTGCTCAGAATCTCCAATGCTTCGGATAAACGGGTTAGAATAGGCTTGCCATTGACATTAAATGACGTGTTCAGCAATACCCCATGCTCTTCCGAAATATGGCTGAACTCCGTTAGAAGTTCATACAAGAATGGGTTTTGCTGTGCCGTAACAGTTTGAATTCTACCAGTACCATCTTCGTGGGTCACGGCAGGGATAACATCCCGGTACTCTTCGCGAATAGTTGCGACGTATGTCATATGCCGCGATTGCACACCTTCGGGGAAGTCAAAGTACACGGGTGCATCTTCTAATCGCACGACAGGTGCAAATGGTCTATACCACTCTCGATCCTTAACCTTATCGTTTAGTACATCCTTCATATCACCAACGGGGTTACACATAATGCTCCGGTTGCCTAATGCTCGCGGACCATGTTCTGAGTTTCCATTAATGATACCTACAATATTACCGTGCTTGATGAACTCCGCCAACCCCTTAACATTAACGTCCTCCACAATAGAAAAACTGTTGTTCTCAATATACGATGAGAACATATGCTCGTCTAGAATAGGTGTTCCACTATAGGTCAGGTCAACTTGGTTCTCTGGCTTTTGATATAGCAAGAGACCCCCTACAGCCACGCCACAGTCGCTTGTATTCGGTGGTACAAACAATTTACCGTTACGATCTTTTAAGACGCGAGAGTTTAGAATTACGTTAAGCGCACAGCCCCCAGCCATAGTAACTGGGAGGTCGGGGTACTTATCGAAATATGGTTGTGCGAACTTATAAAATTGATCTTCAAATACTCTCTGAGTAGTAGCAGCAAGGTCCCATGCAAATTGGCCACTGATACGGGTCTTGTTGTTGAAACCTTCAACTCCAAGTCTTTGCATTAGTCGAGGGAGTGCGTCTTTGGCAGCCTCCGCACCACCAATATACGAATCGCCATGATAATTAAACGTTTCATAAAACTCAGTAAATGCGGGCAACCATTCTTCTCGCACATTACCATATGAACATAGCCCCATCAACTTCCCAGCGTACACTAGGTTGCCGATGTTCAATGGGTCACGTCTAATATCTTCAAGATGGTCTGCAAGAATCATGTATGCAAAGCCAAGGTCTTGATTGAAGCGTTCAAGAAGCGTTACACCACTTTGTCTATCTGCCATATAGACGTTGAAAAAGCCTGCATCACCACCACCATCATATGTGAAGGTCACAGCCCTTTCGTAGGGTGATTGATAAAATGCAGTCGCGGCATGGGCTTCATGATGGTCAAAGTTCTTGTGTGCTTTGTAGTTAAACTTAGGCTTCAACCGATTCAAGTCGTTGTAGTTGGTTAGGTATAAATCAACATCACTTCTATCCGTCTGGGATAAAAGATAGTCGGTTATTTCGTCAAAAATTACTTGTGGGTATGCGGCGGGCAGATATGTAATCAGGCCCGCGTTCTTTTTACTTACCCAGCGTTCAACTTCTATTACAGTGTAGTTGCCTTTGTAAAACATTGCAACGGTTGCATTATGTGAACCATAAGCTGCAATAATTAGCTCGTCCTTCATAATCGACCTTTTAGTAGTCGAGCGTTTTTGTGATCTTATTCAACCAGCCTTTAGATTCACTATGTGGCCAGAAAGTGAAAGATTCTGGACGCTTGGCTGACAAGAAAATCAACCTATATTCCACGAATCCATTTTCCTTATTGAGTTCGGCATACAGTGCATCTCTGTCCAAGTCCTTTCGATAAACTTCGTCATCGTTGACATCATGGGTTCCGACGTAAGCAAAGGACAAATCATCGAGCATATTACCGTCTTCATCGAAGAGACCTTCAATCTCATCACGATGTACAACTACATGCACATCATTAGATCGTGCAAACGAATTAACCCATTCACCTTCGCTTGTATATTCAAATTTATTCGGTGGCTCTTCTTTATCCAGTGTCTGCTGCTGAACGCCCCGGTATTCAAATGAGATACCAGCATACTCTTCGTATTCATGAACTGTGCGTTCGGTACCAAACCCAAAAACACCAAAATCAATCTGATTAGATTCTTCACCATCCATGCCGAATAGAATTCTGTTGCGGCGATGGCATAGGTTGTTACGCTCTACCCAGTCTAGTTTAATCTTTCCACTATTCTTGGCGGGAGTCGTGTGATCATCCCAAACTTTCGTTCGGTAGCTTCGCGTATACTCGTGCCACGCTATGAGCGCATGTGGATGATAAAGATCATATCCACAAGTGTATGCTCTTACTGCAATAGAGATTTCTTCACCATGGAAGAAATACTCAGGGTCATGTGGTACGTCTTCAACAAATGACCCGTCCGCAAAGCAAAAATGTGCAGAATAGAAACGAGAACGCATTGGTTTATCTCGCTCTTTCCAATCTTCCATTGTACTTGGGCGGAAGAACACTGCGCCCTCTGGGATGAATCTATCGAAATCCATTTTCCAAGGAACTTGCACCCTAGCTTCTGGGTCGTTGTCTGGATCAAACGATGGGATATATGCCGTCAATACTGGCTTAGGGCTTTCATCACGCACGCTTTCCAGCATGCTAATAGATACGTCATCCCAATTCTCTACGAAACGGTGGTGTGAGTCAAGCTGTAGTGTATATTTTTCACCTTCGTAGAATGTTTGAATCTGATATCGAGCCCAGCAGGCCCCTTCCGTGTCGTTAAAATCAATATCCAGCACGGAAAGTTTTGTACCGTCACGATCAAACGTAATACGGACGTATTCCTTATCGTCGGGGTGCTCATAACCTAGTGGAATAAACCCAGCGTCAAGGAAAACATCAATTGCTTCATCTTCATCTGAATGCTGCCAGCATACACAAATATGCAAGTTTTCGGGGTGGGCTGCGTTTTCAATCAAATCATTTAAGGTGGGAATTAGTTGTGGATCGCGGTAGCTTGCGATCTGCACAAAAATGGTGTTGGCTTTCATATGTACTCCTGTCATTGTACTTTGTGAAACTATTTATCGTCTCCACAGGATAATGAAATTCACATAATTAAAAAAGGCCCCCGAGGGAGCCCTTTTTATTATCAGGAGTTCGGCGTATCTGGATCGGGGCCAAGTGCGATACCCTTTCGTCCTTGTCCCGGTACAAGGGTTTGACCACCAGCAGTCTTCACCTTCACCATCTGGTGGAAGAACTCAAGTGCGTTCTCACCATTACCGAGAACGGTGTTCTCGAGCAAGTCCCATAGCGGATATTTTGTAGCATCGCGCTTTTTAAGAATTGTTTCGAGTCGTCTACGGTCGATTGCATCCATATCTTCAGTCTTAATGTAATATAGATCACCGTTGCTCTTATCCTGCTTCATCACCACAACTTCCACAGCTACGTGGTTATCATCCAAATCGACATAACCGACGTGTGGTAGTTCTGGGTGCTTCTGTATAATTCTGGTTCCCATGATGTTTCTCCTATAAACACAAAATTGATACCATTATTTATAGGTTGATTTTGATGGTGATCCGGGCTATACTAAATAGGTTAGGAGAATAGCCTATGTCAAAGGTCAACAAGAAAATTCCAAGAGCCGGATTCATTCCGTACTATGTGGAGGGTGACGAGCTTTACATCATGATCATGGTCCCATCTAACCCAAAGTTTGGTGGTGACAAGCCACAAATCGCAAAAGGTAAAATTGATCCGGGTGAAGATGCTAGGACTGCGGCACTGCGTGAAGCCAGTGAAGAAGTCGGTTTAGTCGAAAGTAACGTGTGTTCAGTTGAGCCCCTCGGTAACTTTTTGGGCTATACTGAAATTTTCTATGGACTAATCAAAGACCCCACAAACTTCACGGAAACTACCTACGAAACGGGGGCCTCCTATTGGATGGTAGTTGAAGACTTTCTACTGGAAGGTAGAGACATCCACAAGCCAATAGTTAAGGCATTCTTACGGGCTATTGCTTCCTAACTGGTTCCACAAAATCACTTATCTGGAATATGAAATCATGTATATTGGGGACTAGGTATTCGTCTTGCCTACCCGATTCCCAGTATTCTCGACCATATTCTTCCGCAAAGCCTGTCCAATCGAATTCTATATTACAGTAATATAACCCCACAATCTTAAAGCGTTGGTTTTGCTGCGCCTTAACGATATCCTGAACGTTATCCATAGTGATACCGAATTGATACACGTTGTTTGGACGGCCCGGATTGTTGATTATAAAGAACATAGCATCTGCGGTTTCGATATTACGTTTTACACTAGCAATATCCGCACCGATAAAATCAGCCCATGTGAACCAGTCTTTCCTATAGATTAAATCAGGTCTTGACGGAATGTCTGCTGGCTTTCTAGACGATTTAGCATATTCAATATATTCCGATTTAGTTGTCAGCCCTAACTGCTGTATAAATGCTCGGGCCTCCTTAAAGGACCTGAAGTGTTGCTTCACGCATGGAAATGGATTATTCGATCCCAAGAAATCATTCCAACCTTCCCACTCGTGCTTATATGCCCGATCTGGACGCTTTGGTATTCTTGCTGGAGTGTTGAGAGCCCACCACCGCTTAAACTGCACAACCGAAGAAATTTGTTCATTTCTTATGAGTTCGCGAGCTTCTCTAAATTCCAGATTTACGCGAGGTCTTCCTCTTTTTGTGGTGCTCTTTTTTTCAGACACTATTCAAACCTTTATAAATAATCATATGGAGCCAGCGATGGAAAAAAACAAAGAAACTTTAGAAGCAACAAAAGAGCGAGTTGAGCAAGAGCTTGAAAACCTAAAACTCGAACGCGAAAAATTTAAGTTCGAAGATGAAAAACGCGACAATGCAACAAACAATAAAATTGCTTTTGGTGCTATCATTAATGCGTATCGCATAATTCCCCGTTTATTCTTGACAATATATGGTGTCTTAGTATATAAACTATATACATGGTATACATCTATTGAGACAACAGTCACCCAAGTTTGTGACCAATCTTTAATCGAATTATATCTTGCTACCGGAATAGACCCTGAACAAGTTCACCAGCTTGCATGTTCAATTGGTGATGTTATCGGTGGGCCTACCACGGCACAGACAACCTTTGTTACAACTGTTATTGGATTGGCCACACCGCTATTTGCGTTCTACGCAAATACTGGTGGTAAGCAGAGCGAATAATCAGGATACTGTGAGCATTGGGACGAATGCTTCTACCCTTTCAATGATATTTGGTAGTTCATTTACCTGACAGAATTTAAGAAACTTGCGATGATTATATTTCGCACGATTCTTTTTAGCACATAATACTTCTTTGACCATCTCTTTTTTAATGACGTTGGGTTGTGCGGCCAAATCCATTAAGACGATATTTTCCTTGAACAACGCACCCGTATGATACTCTACATCGGCGTACTCATCTTTAGACACTTCCTCATGCTGGATAAACGTGTGGTTCATGATGTTTTCACGCTCATACTGATCGGTGTACGCCTTGAACAGCTTAATCTTTCTAAGGCGGGGATAAGCGTTCTGTACGTTATCCCCAGAATCACCGCGAACACATTTTTCAAAAAGAAATAGACCAGCATCATCATCCCACTCTTTGAGAGTTCGATCTTCATCTGTTGCAGGATTTATGAGTCGAGTGCCTTCATATTTCAATAGTTGAATCATATCCTTATCGCCACTAATGATGATGTTTTGATCATCACGGTGCATTTGGACGTATGCTGCCATTAAATCATCACCTTCGAGAAGGTTACGCCTCAAAGTTAATACAGCTGTTCTATGCAATAATAGTTCGTAAAGCTCATCAATGTGATCATCCAGTAGTTTGAATAACCGCACCTCTTTCGGAGTTTGATTTGCTCTGCGTGTTCCTTTATACTTTTTGTTTGTCACACACTTTGATAAATCTTTCGTATACTCTTTACGCCACGAATGTGAGTCAAACGTCATAATAATGTCGTCCGGGTTGAACATATTGTAATATTTGTTCATTGTAGTCAGTGCTGAATGTATACACAGCCCAATCACTACATCATCCGGTTCACCGCTCCGATTATTTGCGTGGAACGTTCGGTGCAGAAGATTGTTCCCATCCAGAATCAAGTTCGTCTTCATCGTCATCATCTACTCCAAATAGTTCATCATAACTCATTGATGGCATTTCGTTGTCTGAAACACCGTTCATTAGATAATCTTCAGCCTTGGCTTCTTCACTAATATCATAGTTCAGATGAGCCAACCACAGTCTAATTGTCTCTTCGTCATTTGAAGCTTTGATACCTGCTTTTTTCAGATAGCGAATGAATGATTTATTGTAGTCTAGTTTAACTTCGATTCCATTTTCAGCGGTGAACCCGATACTGAGTACATTCACAAACGGCTCCGGGCTATCTGTCATCTCTTGTCCAAGTTCTGACAAGTTCTTCTTCGCGTAATCAATTCTCTTCTTATGGTCAGCTTTTGCTTTATTTTTATCTTCTTCGTCTTGCTTTTTGGATTCCTCTACAATGCTTTTTGCTTCTGCATGGAGCATCTTGCGAAAATCTTCCGTCTTTGCAAACTCGTGGAACTCGCGCTCCTTTCGGGTTTCCTCCGATTCCGTTAATTTTTCCCACCAATTCCAAGCCATGTGTTATACCTCCGGCATTACATAGATTTCCATATCACCAATTTCGATATAAACTATGTTGCTTTTTAGTATATTTAGTGTGAATTTTCCCGATTGAATCGCTAGTCGGAAAATTGGTAGCATCTTCTTTAGGTTGATAGTAAGAGACATATCTTCTATGTCTCCACTACTATCGAGGGTTGTCTGAACATCACAATTAAGAATATCGCCAGTATCATCTGAAAAACGCAGACGTACTCCGTTATCGCTACTCTGTATGGTCATGTTTTTACTGCGCATGGCTGAAGCACTCTTTGTCATGAGCGTATAGTCGTCTTCGGTTAACTCAAACTGAAAGACTGGTGTCTTATTGATCTTCAAAGAAGGTACGTCTTTGATTGCCTTTGCCAAAGCGCATCTGAATTCGAAGTTGATCCTACCACAATCGAACTTCAATTTTTCGATCACATCCGGGTTCGACTTGCGAGGTACGGCCTCGACTTCTACTTCGGACTCGCTGATGAGTTTCATCTTTTGTTTTAGGCTCGGTAGCCTTGATATTCCGATGTTCTTGAACTCAAAATCATAGGGTCCTCTCGCCAATACCATTACACCTTGGTCGTCATTGTAACCACGGATGGCATTCTCATCTAAAATGAGTCCATCAATACCCAAGATACATCCAAGATTGGTGGCATTCAGTATCAAATTAACCGTTGCGTTGTCTAGTTTCATAGAAATAATTCATCCTCAAATATTAGTTTTTTCTTCGTAGGTACCTTGATGCCAGCGGCAGATACCATAATCTCCATTGGCTTGTCTACCAGTCGTATTATCTGTGCATCCCGATCAATTAGTGGAGTGAAATGATCGGTAAACCAATCAGGGATCACGGTTATATCTTTCGGTACAGCAATGCTCTTAAACCCGTCAATGGGACGTGTAAGATAGTAGACATTAATCTTGCTACCAGATATGATTCGGGGTGAATCTTTATCCTTATAGCTCTTTAGACAAGTGTTCCACAGGATAGAAGCGGATACGTGTCCGGGGACTCTCAATCCGGGTTCCTTTTCTTTGAATTTTCCAGTGTAATATTCAACCTTGTTAACGCCTTTGGGTAGTCCAAACATGTGAACGTCTTCAAGGTTCTTTAGTTCTTCCTTGAACGCCACAACTTCTCGACCAATAATATCCCAGTCTTCACCCCTCAACAGCCGTTCAATGAAAGAACTCAGTTTTTTCTTGATTGGCTTAGGGAGTGTCGTCTTTTTGATCGGCACGCCCATATTCTTCATCTCATCGACTTCCTTCCCATCATCGGAGACAAGATGGAGGATATAATACTTCTTCTTGATGAAGATTCCTCTGTCAGTAATAATTTCCTGCTCGGCCTTCATGAGTTGACAATGCGGCGTATCACAGTTGAATGTGGCATTCATAAACTTTGGGTAAGATGCATTTACTTCGTCACATAGGTGATTCGCAACCTCAAGGGCATCTTTCCTATTGTCTTTGTAGGTCTTGAAGTACACGGAGTCGGTGTCGCCATATATGATAGAATCGTTTTCTACTTCATATTCGCCCGTCAAAACTTCAGATACCTTACTTGCCATATGTATTAGAATCTCCTGACCAGATAGTGTGGTCGATTCCGCTAATCGCACGTCATAGAATTTGAAGTACTTACTACCACATGCACCATACATAGAGTTCAACTGAATTTTTTTGATATACTGCAAGCGGTCGTAGTATTCATATACTTCACTATCACCGACGGTACGAGCATCATTCATCAGCTTCTTATATTTCTTACGCTCAGAAAACCATGTTGTAAGAATAGCTGGAATTACCCCATCTACATCTTGCCTGTACACGGTACCGCCCGCACTTACCGCCCAATTCTGTTCTATTAACAGTTTTTTAAATTTAGAAGCAGTAGACCTTACGGTATTCCCAGAATCTTCGCCTATAAATGTTAGCTTAGTAGTATTCGACGGTATGCCACGTAGCACTTCGAAAGCGTGCTGCCCTTCCGCAAACTGTCCTACAATTGTTTCTGGACTAATATTTAATGAACGCATCGTTGATGGATATAGTGAGGCCAAGTCAAGCGAAGCAACCCATTCATGCATACCAATTTTTGGAGGAATAACAAGTCCACCATGGTACTTTTGTGCTCTATCTTCATGTTCCTTAGAGTTAGGGACTTGCACCCCCAAATCATAATGGCAATAGTTGATGATAGACATTTCTGCAACCTTGATGGTGCCTAGTACGTCTTCAATCTTACTGGTTGCCATGTGGGACATTTGAATAGCGAGTTTTATATACTTCTTCTTTTCCTCAAGACCCTTAAGAATTACCGTGTCTCGAATGTTGTATCGTATAAAGTGTTCGAAATTATCACGATACAACGTATACAACGATCCTTCATATTCCAACTTCGGCAAATGTGGAAGTTCTTCTTCCGCAACATTTTCCAATGCATAGCTCGACTTCTCACTGGGCTCGAACTTTTTATACACGTCCAAATAATCGAGAGAAACACGTCCCTGAAGCATCAACTTCTTCTGGGTATTACCATATCGCTCAACTTCACGATAATGTGGCTCTCGGTTATTAAAGCATAACTTATTTCCGGCGTTCTTGTACATGACGCGGTTTGCACGCTCATAGACGTAAGGCACATCGAAGAAATCCGAGTTCCACCCACTGATAACATCACTATCTTCGATTTCGAGGAAGAAAAACTCTAGCAGAGATTTCTCGTCCTTGCATATAATTACTTCGGCATCATCTGTGATATCTGTAGGCAGATCATCATGCGAATACCCCGGACGTGTGTCCGGTGCTACTGCAAGGACAACAGTTCTTCCAGAATGCACATGGTATAGAGCAACCGAGTTAATTGGAGCGTATGGGTTGTCTATTGTAGCGTAACCAATGTCACGGTTATAGTCGTTCTCAATATCGAAGAAGGTGACGTTCAGATTGCCGATATCAGCCCCATAGAACTCCTGTGAGAGCACTTTGTACTCTGGAGATATGTCTGACTCATACATGTTATAACCCTTCTCTACGAGCTTCTTGCGCGCAGAGAAAAAGTCTTTAGATGCGGAAAAATCATGACGAACAAGTTGGTTCCCAAATAGGTCTTTATAGGTTCCTTCGTCATCTTCCACGTAGTAGAAGTACGGGGCTTCGAATCTATTTGTGACTCGCTCCCCGTCTTCGTTCCGTGACCAGACAATCACATCATTTTTGCTGTCGGCTAGTGCTGTAGAAATATATGTCATATGTTAATACCCCTCGTGTGTTGTGGAGGGGTATTTAGTATCCTCCCGACGCATCGTCCTCTAATGTATTATCATCAGGCAAACCTGCATCGCCCAAAACAGTCTCTCGGACTAATTCAAAGACACTGTTTTCGGTTGTCATTTCTACATAAGCGTCGTCGTCAAGGGCTTTGACCAGCTTATTGATGAGGGAAGTCGGCATTTCAAAACCGTCTTTGAGGTCTTGCTTGATTTCTTTGATTGCTTCTTGGCGATCCTTGATCATCTGCTGTTGTGCAGAGATTTCCGTGATCTTATTTCGGATGGACTGAATGTCGTCCGGGTTGGTAGATAGCTGAAATTCACTTAAGTCGCTCATATGATCTCCTTGTTGTTATTATTCTCTTATCAGAGAGCGTGGCATAGTATGCCACTATTCACAGGAGATTTCAAGTAATACTATTCACCAAACCACTCTTTATAACCACCGGGGAAGTCATCCATGTTATAAGCGAATTCTTTTTTGGCTATTATCTGGAATCTTATCAGGTTGAGGTCGCCTAGCTCTACTGGAGCTATTGCATTTATGAAATTAGAACGAGACGGGAATATTACAGCAGTGCCTCGTTGTGGGTTAAAGCCAAACCCATGTGATGGGAACTCTAGTTTGCCGCCACGAACTTCGAAGTCGGAATCAAAATCTAGGCCAGTGTTGGCATCGTTTAAGAATACAACTACGGTAAAGTCATAATCTTTGATTTTTTGCCAACTTGACTCATGGCCCCGCTTTTTATTAAGCTTATATGCTTCTGACGTAGCCTTTGATCCTGAGAACCCCGTAGGGTACCATTCAAACACGAAGGGAGTCAATGCTTTTGTTTCAAATCCAAAATGCTTTTCCGCGTTCGGCAATAGCTCTCTGAATATTGGAGCAACTCGCATCTCAGAAAGCCTGTTACCCTTATAGGTAACCGTGGGGTCGCCCTTTTGGTCTGTGTTTGGAATCGTATGCTTCAGGCGTGATATCATATCTTCACATTGAAGCGGGGAAACCAATTCTCTTGCAACGAGAAAAGGTGATTTATTCATACCTACTCCTAGAATTTATAGCTACAAGGGTATGTATAATTCTGCACATTAAATGTTACTTGCTTAAAACTAAATATGGTGCTACGCTAGTTTTAAGTAATGTGAATGGTACGTTTGTACGCTGTTTACCCTCAACAACTATATCCAAATGAACGGTTGCCTTATTATCCATTTCACACATATTCATAAACGTAGTAGTTTCACCAATTTGCAGACGGCCAGTGCCGCATGCATTTTCGATAGCTTCGTAGTCGTTGACATAGAAAATATTCTCATCTACAGTTTCCGACGTAACAAGATCGAATTCTTCAGATTCAACAAAAGATTCTACTATGATTTTGGTTGCCGCGTCGCTAACCTTGACCATGCTTTCGGCCACTGTGTCGTCTTTCTTAGGCGGGCACTGGCATTTGCTCTTACCCTCACATGCACACGGCTTTTTAGCACTCTCCTTAAAGATTAGGGTGCTTTTATCTAGGTCGATAGTGTTCATGAACTCCAAAAGCTCTTGGCCATTTTTGAAATACATTACTTATCGCCTCCCATAGCTTTGTTCAATCGGACTAGACGCTTAGAAGCTGTCTTACGCTTAGTGAACTGTGTCTTACGTACACGCTGCCCCTTTTTCATACGAGATGCTTTCTTTCCACGACGCACAGCCATTGGGTCCTTGCGAATGCCACATTTTTCAGGCGAAGTAACAATTCTACCGGCTTTCTGTCCAGTCGTACAACGGTACTGGCGCTTAAGCGTGTCTTGCCCACTATAGCGGCGGAACTGTCGCTCCACCTTCTCAAGCATAGTACGATATTCATCGAATGGTATTTCTTTGCTCATCTCGTCAATGATTTGATTTGCAACTAATCTCGCTTGGGGTGATAATTTTTCACCAGAAAGCATTTCGCGAAGTTCATTAATTTCGTCTAGCATATCGACCATCTTATCATATGCCGTGTTTGCTTCGTTGATAAGTCGCTCATCGCCTTCAGTTAATTTTTGCTCGAACTCTAGAAGTGATTCGTCTAGAATATTAAATAGTCGTGTCATTGTGGACCCCTTGGTTGACGTGCGCTACGATCTTGATTTTGATCTTGATTCGGGTCTTGATTCGGGTCTTGCTCTTGCTCCCGATCTTTCATTTGTTGTTCTCGCTCATGTCGCTTTTTATCCATAGCGGCACGCATTTCAATTTGATTAATTCTCAACGCTTGCTGCTTACGACGCTGAATGAAAGCTTCGTCTTCTGGACTTGCGTCGTTATCAGCTTTCATTGTCTGCTGAATATTCATACGGTCACGCTGCACAGACATACGGTTGGCGTTTGGGTCAAGAGCTTCTCTAAAAAGCGGAGAAAAACCTTCGTTGCGTCTTTTCTTAATGTTGTATTTTGCAAGCTCGGCCATTTTCTTAGCCTTTTTTTCGCGCTCTTTCTCGGCATCTAGTTCTGCTTCTGCAGCAACCATTTCTTCTTGCTGTGACATTTCTTTTTGTGAAGAGGATAGTGCCAGTTCGGCCTGTTTTGCTTTGGCCTTTTCAGCTTCTGCGTTTGCTTGGGCAATATCGCGCTCTGCCTGTGATTTTAACATTCCAAGGATAGACTTCAGTAGAGATTCCTCACTTTCTTCACCGTCTTCGAAATCAACACCAAGGTCACTATCCTCGTCGTCACCTTCGCCATCAAAGTCTAGACCATCACCTTCTTCGTCACCAATATCCCCTCCATCACCATTAAAGTCGGCATCATCGCCTTCTTCGCCATCAAAGTCGGCATCATCGCCTTCTTCACCATCGGGCAGGTCTTCTGTAATCTCGGACGCATTGTATATTGCGTCTTTAGGAATCTGGGGGAACTCTGCATTGATGATGGTGAACTGATCCTTTAACTCATATAGGAGTTCGGCCAGAGTTTTGTCTTCACCATGTCCAGTCTTCTTGAAGTCCATAACGTCTGCCAATGATTGTGCAACATGGCGTTCGAACTCTTCACCCTGATCGATAGGAACGGTGACTTTCATCAGCGAACCTTCGTCATCTTCAATACCATAGGTTATAACATCAGTCTCTTTATGGTAGCTCTCAATTTCACCCTGCATTTGCATAGATTTCATACGAGAGGTAGCATCGTCTAGTTGATATGGGAAACCTGCGGTTTCTACTATTCTGTGAATAGACCCTTCCATTTTGAAAGGATGAAACTTATTACGGTTGTTCATACGACCGTAAAATTTCTTCATAAAGTCCACAAGCGACATACGAGTCTGCATGCCACCTAGACGGTTGCTCGGTACGGTGGCAATAGAACCGGCTCCGGTGCTGCCCCCTGCCGCTGTTTCAGCAATCTTGCGCATTGATATTCCTCAATCCTTTCTTATATTTAGCGTTTTGAACCCAACTTGATGACTATTTGAACTGATCGTTCTCGGTTATAACTCGAAAAATCATCCCGTTGTGTTGACACCATTTACGTGCAGCTTCCCATTTAAGCATGTTTTTTTGGTAAGTAGCGTTTTCCATCATCTTTGTCTTTGGGTTTCTTGCTTGTGATGGGCGTGTTTCTCTCTTAGGCTTTATTTCAATAAGTTCTTGACATATATTGCCTGATGTATTCTTATATTTCATATAAAGATCAGGATAATACTTGGCCGGTCTTACCCCACCACTTTCGGTAGGCATCGCATATGGTATAATGATTTCTTCGGACGACCATTCCAATACGTTGGGGTTGTTGTCACAAAACTTAAATGCTTCAAACTCCCAAGAAGAACGATAGAAGACATTTTTTACGTCTCCCTTATACTTCTGGGGGTTCTTTACTTCATAGTAACTCTGTCGCCAATTATTGTTCTTGTACATTTAGTATAGGTGGCAAATTATCAACTACCGGTTTTGGCAGTTGAATGTTTGGCAGATTTCCAGTTATTGGTGGGACAATTAGGCCAGCCGTTTCTAACACCGAAATATCTGGAAGAGTATCCAAACGTTTTACTCGTCGTATGAGCCTCTGGATATCTACAATTTTAGCCCTTACGTCATTTAGTGTGAACTTATTATCATCTGGAAATACCGGCTGCGTTTCAGCTTCTGGTCGTGTAGACATTGGTGAATTGATATAAACTGAATCATAATTGAACGTTGACATTATAGTACTAGCGTCAGATGTTGCCATATCCAACTCATCGAAGGTCATGTTAATTATCTTGGGGTTTAGGAATTGATATTCCACATAGCTGATATTTTCAGGGTCGAGTGTGTTACCTGTTGAGTTTTCTATTGAAGTTTTGCCCACCTGAAAAGCATCCACTTCTGGCGGACCTTCAATTCTTTTTTCCGTCTGACTAAAGAACCAATGGCGAATAGTTATATTTTCCAAAAGTCCATACTGGCCACCATTTTGGTTAGGAAGTGGTCCAAGTGATCCAGTACCACCCCCTAGAACTGTGCCCGGATCAATATTGAAATCTTTGTTTCTTGAAGGCATAGATTCATTTGCCAACATACTCGCTCGGCCGGCATTGGCGTTTGCAATGGGGCTGATCATCTTTAAATAAACTTCAAATAAATTATGTGCATTATTTTGCACATCATCATAGAACGTAAGTTGCATAGTACCATAATCAACTTTGGTTGCAACCTTGGTTCTATAATTATAGAAATTTACATCTTGGTACATTATGGTTGGATTGGGACGAGAGGCTTGCTTTAGTGCAAACGTAACCTCATCAAACATAGTACCATCGTCACCTTTCCCACCGACACCGCCAATAAACGTTGGATTTCTGAATTTAAAAGTAACTGTAAAGTTAAACTTTAACTTAGGCCGTGCAATAGTTGAAAATTTATCTATAACACCCTGCTCAGTGTTAGCTATCCCCGCACGGTATGATAAGTTTTTAAATGAACCTTTAGCCATGTTAACCTCTGCTGTTTGTAGTATTTATAACAAAAGGGGGGCTCGCAAACACGAGCCCCCCCCCTTTACCAACAGAGCCAAGGCACCACCCGTGGCTCTCACCTTAAGATTATAGGATGAAACCGCTTCCCGTAGAACCAGCACCACCGGTAGCCTTACCTGATACACCGTCTGGATTGACGTTCTGTCGAGCGTGGTCATAACGGAATGCAACGGTGACCTTGATAGATTCAGATGCAGCGTAGTCTACGCCGTCGAAGTCTGCGTTCTGAATGAATACACCTTCTAGAACCCAAGTTTCCACGACCCGCGTGTTACCGTCAAGTAGGTCCATTTTAACCGCAAACTTATAATCCTGCCCTGCTGCTGCGGACGGCAGACGTGGTGCTGCGTTTAGACCAATGATATTCTGTTGTAGCTCTAGTTGTTCCTGAATAGCAGATGTAACACCGCCATTTAGATCGTCTTCAAATGTCACGTTCAAAACTTCGAAGGAGTGCTTACCAGCAACATATGCTTTTGAGTTGTAACGATCAAGTACAACTTCTTCAAATTGCAATTTTGGTCGATCTGCACTAATCGCGTTCAGACGCAGGGGTTCGGAGTCACCCGCCATATTCTGGAAGGTGATTGCCCACTTGTGCTTTAATCTCGGTTGAGCGATGCCGCCACCGTCAACACCCAAGTCAGTAATCAATGCCATTGGTAATTCTCCATAAAGGTTACTACAAGTATTTATACAACATGTACTTATTTTTTATGTGTTTTTAACTGCCCAACAAATAAATATATGTACATAATGGAGTCCACGATGCTTAAGTTCAAAACTTTTATTACAGAGATGGTTCTTCAAGAACAAGCCAGTTCCGATCTAATTTACCAAAAAATGCTTGACGTACTTGATGATGCACATATAGATTTTGACAAAGACAAAATCTGCTTTCATATAGGCCGTATTACCAAAAACAGTGCTGTCGATTTATTCATGACCATTCGACCATCTGACGCCCCGTCTGTTCGTTTGGGTAAAAAGGATGGTGTTATGCATATCGTTGTTGATGTTGAAGATCGCCTTCCCGTTAGAACTGAGATTGATGCATTTTTAGCCAAAGACCGTAAACGGGCATCTGCCATTAAGGCATGTATTGACAACTATATGAGCCAACATTATTCTGGCGACAGTGATGGTTCAAAGACTCGTTACGAAGATGAGCAACTAGTAAACGGTAAAAAATATTTTGAAGCTATGTATGAAAAGGTTGTCGCAGAACTTCATGATCGTATAGAAGAGTACAACGAAGCATGTGATGATCTTAATCAGCAAATGGATACTGAAGATACTGGTGTGCGCGAAACCGGTAAAGTTGCACACAGGCACCTTGCGAAAGAATATTTCGGTGACAACCTAGAAGAATTCAAAAAGATCGCCATGGGTATCCTCAACAATGGTGTGGATGGGAAGAATAGTGCAATGCAGCGCCAGCTTACAAAGGAAAATAAGGAGAAGTTGGAGAACCGCTTAGATAGCTTCTATGATCAAAAAGTAAAACCAATCATCAAGGCATAAAAAAGGGGGCTAAGCCTCCTTTTTACTACCAAAATATTACATAGAGTAACAATGCTAGGTTACCAAAGAATGAAGTATGTCCAAGGGTATACGGCATTCTTCGATACGCTTCCACGAAAACATCAACGGGAAAGTGACCAATTCTCCCTTTCCAGTCTCTGCGATTCCACGAGTCTTTCATTTCAGCGGCGTAATCCTTGATTTCCACCGCTGATTTTTCTAGACGCCATCCCATTATCGAATCACCGCATCTGTTCGAACTAGTCGTAGATCGACCAAAATGAACTCTACTGCCTTAACAGGCTTGATAGCGATATCAATAACAAGCTCACTGCGGTCTACAACTGCCGGAGTGTTGTTCTCATCATCAACCTGCGTGGCGTAATCGAACAACCCACGACGGCTGACAAGTTCTGCAAGGAAACTATCAGTTGCAGCCTTAACGTTCTGTCGAGTTAGCGTATCGTTCGGCTCGAACAGGAAGTCGAATAGACGGCGACGTAGTTCACGACGAATGAATGCCGTTAGACGTGATACGTTTACTCGATCCAGAGCCGAAGACGAGGATTGTGTAGTGTTCTGTGCCATTAAGATGATACCACGGTTCACAATGTCTGCAAAGTAGTTGATATCAATTGCGAACAATGTATCCTGTGTGCCCTTATCGATATCGTTTTCAACAAATTGTGTTGCGGTTCCCAAAGTTCCAGAAACATATCCGATTCGGTTGAAGAAACTTGCACCACCACGGGTTGGTCCAGCTGGTGCATACCACAGTTCTCCATTCTGATCACTGAACGCAAATACTCGAAGTGCACCAGATGCAGCGGTTGTCATGATATTTGCACCGTCAATGTTTGACGTTATGCCATGTGGGTAATAGTATGCAACTAGGTTGCTGAATACTTTGTTATCATCTGCCCATTCAACAATTCCATTTGGTCCGGTTGGTGCACGGTCAAACGGGGTATCAGCGATAACGAATACTTCACCATCCTGATCCTCTGCGAGACGTAGAAGCTCATCGGTAGCCTCCCAATATCCCGGTGCTAGAACTAGGTTGTAGTCAAAACGGTCGGAACGAATCAGACTGTTTGGGTTGTTGATTGCATCTTGAATCTGCTGTACGATAGCTGCACGGCGTGCCGCATCATTTGCGCCCAATGAGGTTCCATTGCGGAACTCTAGGGTATTATCAAAATCTGCTCCTGCTGCTAGAAGTACACCTTCAGATTCACTTGCAGTGAATTCGGTTGCAACTGTTCCACCCGCAGTCCAGTTATCTAGAATGGCATTAAGACCATCATATGTATCTATCACCAAGGTGAAGTCATCGGTGTAAATGCTTAATGGTCCCGGCCCTGTGCCCGATACTGGGGCAGCAAACGAGTTAAACAAGTTTGTGTTTGCAAATAGAGCAGTAGTTCCACTAGACCCATCCGAAATGATGTCAACTGACGATGTTGCGCCCGCCAGACCCGAAGTGATGCGGATGCGCCCTGCAAGAATTTCAACAACAGTTCCCGCATCGCCCGTCACACCCTGAATAGCAGCTTCCATTTCAGAGATAAGCTCCGCAAATGTCTGTGCATCCTGACCAGCAACTGCCACAACAAACGTGTTTACACCACCGTTGTCAGATACTGTAATTTCGAAACCATACTGGGTAGCATCATTGTTTAGGCCCGTGTTATCGGAACCTGTGATGTTACCACCAGTGTTATCATAAATCACTTCCTGATACCCTTCGATATCGATTGTCTTATCCTGCAAGAAATCTGCTTGGAAAGTAGTAGAGCTAAAGGAATAGCTAGAAAATACGTCTTCTAGAGCAGTATCTACTAGTGTCTTTAGTTCTGAAGAGGTTACAGTCTCCTTGTATCCCGGCGAAGCAGGGACCAAACCATTTTCTTCGTTGTATTCAGTAATAAAATCGACAACAAGTGCGTTTAGTGTGTCTCCCGAATCTGCGATTTTAGAAGTCCATAGTGCCTTCGTATTTGCATAGGTGTCGTCTAAGTTGATGTTGGCACGAATTACATATGCGCGGTCGCCAATTTCTAGATACTTGTTTAGAGCATCTAGGCCATATTCGTTTCGCGCATCGCCGTGCTGTGGATTTCCTGCTGAATCAGTCAGGAATCGTGGGGTACCGTATAGCTGTGCGGACTGACGCAGGCTGGTTACGGTGCGGATTACGTTATCTTCAAACGTACCGATTGCTGGTGTAGAGCCATCTGATTGCGCCTTTTCGTCTGCCGTAGCAACGAAGATAAGCGGTACTGTTGCCTGACGGCCCGGAATGAAAAAGGACTCGTCAATTACGTCTACCGCTACGCCGGGACTAACTAGTGTTGCCATTTGGATATCTCCCAATAATAATTATCGTTACTACTATTTATGAACGTTGTAACTGTTTTTTAGTAATTTAATTAGTCGGCGCGTCTTTAGTAGAAATAATAAAAGGGTCTATTTTTCCATCATTTAGCTCAGACGGTGAGAAGCCACTCTCACCTGCACCATTAATCCTAATCTGAATGGATTTTATAATTTCATCTTTCAGGTTTACGGGTGACGCCAAATACATAATATATTGAAATGTTAGAGTGGATGATACAATCCGACTATCAGTCCCAGCTGGATAGTTTTCTTCTAGATTCAATGATTGTAAAAAGACTTCAATAATGCTCTGCTGGTTACCATATGCGTCCGAAACTTGGATTTGCAGAGATGGGTTGAAGAGAAGCATTATCTGCTCTAGTATTTGAAAGTGCTGATCTGTGTTGCTTGCATTGATAGCAAGTTCCATTGTTATTTCATATGGCACTGGCTTCAGCATTGTGTGTTGCTGCAAATCGTCTGGTATAGTACCACCACGCTTAAGCTTGACTTCTTTACGTTCTTGATTTTGTCCAGCAAGCCTATCGCGCGCCAGATCTAAACCAATTAAACCCACACTCATCATCGGCAGTTTGATCATTTTGTTCTGAGTCTGTTCTGAAAAAATGTAAGACACAACTCGGTCTCTACTACCATATAGCACGGGGACTGTTATTAAATTGCTCGCAGAATCAAAATCATTTTTACCAATGGACACTTTCATGCCCGAAAAAATAGCCATGAACTGAACAATATGCTTGCGTAGCTGCTGGTTATAGTAGAAATTATCAGTCTGTATGTCTGTTTTAATCATGCTATTATCCAGATGGTGTCGGGGTTACGGTGGCTGTCGGCGTCACGGTGGCTGACGGTGTAGGTGTCACGGTGGTTGACGGTGTAGGAGTCACGGTGGTTAACGGTGTAGGAGTCACGGTGGTTAACGGTGTAGAGGTTGGGTAACTGCAACTGTCCTAGTGCATGGCCTAGTGAGCCTTCAGGGAAAGACTGTAGGTATTCACGGTCCTGCATCAAACCCGCTACCGTGTTGAAGTCACCACGTAGCAACTTCTTTCCTTCCGGGTAGCGGGAAAGCTTGCGAACTAGACCGCGTTGAATAAATCTGGGGGTAAGGTCATAAAGCCGGAAAACTTGGTCTGTTCTACCGTAGTCATGAAGCAACAACCAGATTGTCTGGACCCAATCAGATAACTTCTTCATCGGACCCGGTTTGTGTATCGAATAACCCGTGTTTCATTCCACTAGCTCGATACTCTGTGTGTTCGTGGTTTAACACCCGATCAACAGCTATCGAAGTAACGTCCTCTTCCGGGTTGTCACCATCGTATTCAACCATGATGGTCTGACCCAACACGGTTGCTTCATAAATCTTGCCTGATATGTGCCTGTACTTCATTTTGATACCTCTGGTGTATTTATTTATGAACCCTTGATAGTAATTGAAGAAGAACCACTTGTAGGCAACGCACCACTGAAGGTGAACGCATAGGTACTGGTAGAACTTCCGTTCGTTGTATAGGCAGAGCGCGTAACGTCCGATTGACCGTTGTATGTAACAAGGTCCATGAAGCCAGAACCAAGGTTAGGCGCATTTAGCGTTATG